GTCTTCTTTAAGGAGTCCAGTCCACGGATCGAAAATTTCACAGAACATACCCTGAAAAATACAAGGGATTGTTCCCCCACGGATTTTCTTAAATCCAATGGGGCAGGTGAACCATCCAGAAGAAATGCCTCTCACGAGAGCATCGTCTAAAGATGGTAAAGCTTTGGTTAGGAAACCATAGCCCTCATTTTCGAACCGATACTTGATCGTGATGATATCACGATCAAGGCCTTTCACATCAGGATTCAGCCGCTTGACGTCAGTCAAGTAGCTGATGAGGAGCTCTATCGGACTTTTCATCATTCCTCCTATGGGGTAATGATTCCGAGTCCTCTAGTCAACCTCCGGTCAAAAGACCTATCTGCCAGTCAATCTATCGAATGACTGTAGTATACGAGTGAAACAAGTATCAATGGAACTTGGCAAAAGCCAAGAGGCAAAGATACAGAGACACTCTGATACTAAAAGCCCAATAACAATCCAGCCTATAACGCTTATGGATGGAACCTTGAGAGGTGCCATTCATAGGTTACGACTGGAATGCAATGAGTTTTGCAGTTGTGACTTGCGAATCGTCACGGTAATCCGTAAGGGCCTTACAGAGCGCGACAATTGCCGCATCTGTAAAGCCAGTAAGGGGCCGGACGATTGTAAGGGAACAAGAGGCAGTATACTTCTTGTTCACTCCCGTAACGGGGTCAGGGGCAACAACAGTCTGCAACATTTGCAGATAATGTTTGTCGCCTCCGCCCTTCAGAGTAGCGTGGTTCGTGATAACGGAATAACCGTTAGCACTATCACGCCGTTCTGAGCCATACCCGTCTTGCTTCACTAACGCAAAGCTAAGAGCGGGCGTTGGCGCTGCGGCTGCAACGTCTACTGGGTCGGCTAGCATTGGACGTCTCCTGTGAAATGAATGAGCTAAGAAGTGGGCTGAAAAGCCCCTTTCCTAGTAAAACCCGATCTTTGGGCAAGAATACTCCCTAGGATCGAGTACTGGTATGCCGTTAAACTAGACGGCACGCTAGTTAGTTTCACATCTTCATATATCGAGGCAGCGTCATAACGAGTGTGACACTCGTAATCAAGGTAGGACTGGTGACGATTTTGGGTAACCCCATAGTCGTGACGAGTAACTACACTATTGACGCGTTCTTCAACCTCGTTGAGAGATTCCGAGTAATAATCACTGATTACCTTTCCTTTCGTTTGAACGGAAAAGAATCCGTAATTGATTAGTGAAGGGTCATGGTTAATTTCCTCGATTAACTCGAGGTAATTGCCACAGCCCGTAAACCAATCAAACAGCCACGTCCACGGCGTCAAGTTATAGACGTCGATGAAACGTGGAGTGATACCCGCTCTTTCGTACCAAATGTAAGTACTACGGAGCGAGGGCACATTTATCGGTGGAAAGTCAAAAGTAGCGTTTACAACTAAACGTATCTCTGACTCTCTAACGATTCGAGAGGTAGTCCTTGCGTTGAATTCGTAAGGATATGCCTCTGTGTCATACTGGAATCCGGAGACCCCATTCTCGCCTGAGAGATGGACTCTTTTGGCGCGAAAGGTTGTGGCTTTCTGGGAACGACGCATTAAGAAGTTAATCTTATTGCTAATCTTCTCAGGTAAAGCCAACAACTCCACAAGGTCCTTATATGTTTGACGCCATCCAAAATGGAAACTTAACCATTCGGATGGAATGTCTTTCGAGGACCGCTTGAGATCGAATATAAGATCACGAGTGGAACTGGATCGACCAAAGGTGTCAAACACTTTACGGATATTCTCCATAGTTTCCTTCAACTGAAGTATGCTACGAGGAATATCACGAAGTTCAATAGCATTGCGAAGCAAGCTATAGTCCCTATGAAAAGGACTAACACCTGTAAACAATGATACTGAGTACTTCTGGGCGAGAGCCCGGTTGTACGCAACTTCGGTAGAACGTAAAGAATTATAAGAGACCAAGGGGAAGACTGCCCCTTGACCCTTCGTAACGAATGTCCATTCAATATCTTGCCCATGAGGGCCTTCGGGAGCTTTGCCCCCGACAGCATCACAAGCAGGATTAGGTGGATAAACACCGTTAAAATAACCGCGAAGGGTATACTTACGAGCATACCGACGACTAGGGCTAATGACATCGCTCTTGAAAAGTTCAAGTTCGCCATCATCAGACCCCATTAATCGAGTACGCCGTGTAGTATCCTTGATATAGGAAGGCAATACTTCTTGAGAACCAAGAGGTATTGGAAAGTTTCCTGTAAACAAATTCTGATAGTCTAGTCCTGGACTCCAACAGAAACTCACGCCTCCATAATTAGGAGTATGTGCGTAACTGTGGTCATAGACAAGACGGTCGAGAGTTCGTGCATTCAAAACAGATGCCGTAGCTCTAGACCTATCTCGATTTGCTGGCGTGACTATGTTACCTGATACTTTAAATCTGTAAGAAGGATCGATAGCAAAAGCTACCGATTTAATTACAGATATAGGCATCAGCTTATAGACGAACGCCTCAAGGCCATTGGCAGGTTTAAACGTG